TTAAGTCCTCTACGCTCAAACTTCCAATATCCAATTTCATGGTTCATCCCTTTCGTCTGTATTTGCTAGCGATGACTTGGAACCATTATAAGTAAGACGGGCGACGCTCATTTGCGCTTGAGTTAAGTTTTTATATTCTCCAAGTTTCTTTATATCAAGTTTCTGCATTTCATCATTTTTACCAGAAGGCACCCACTCACGCTTAGATATAACCCATGTCTGCTTAGGATCATCGTACGAACTCGTTGCCACGTATGCACTATTTTCACCGGGCAACACACATATCCATAGTCTCTTATTGTCATGTATGCCATAATATTTCCACGCATTACCCCCAACAGTTATTTCGTTTCCCGCTGCAATGTCTTTTAATTTTTCTTCGTTGACTTCATAGCGCATCTCAATATGTTGCGCAACTTCCTGTGCTTCATATCTATTAAAGAACGTGGTTGCACCGAATTGTGGTGGCTCGCTACCAACACGCCAACCCAAACTCCACTGCCACATTATCCCATCGTCAATACCGCTGACATTATATAGCCTTTCACGGTCTAAGCTATGAGCCTCCCATATTTGTTGCGTGTCACTATGAAGTCTACGCGCCCATTGTAGCTCTCTAGCACCGTATTGGTTTGGTTTAATTTTTACTTCCATGTTACTCTCCCTATGCGTTTAGCGTGTACGCGTAAACGCACATGCTTAGAGTGGCGCAAGCCCTTCGGGCGCGCTACTCGTCCTCATCTGTAAGTGTAGGGTCCGGCATGACAGAGCCTTGTGTATATCGCTCATAGTTCAAGCGAAATGCTAATGTTGAGACCGCAGTGGTTAAACTATGTGACCAGCCATCAGTAAATGATAAAATTGTTTCAGTCGATCTACCCATATCAGAGTCAGACTCATTATTCACAATAGCAAGAGCAAGACCCATCGCTTGTATTTTACCTGCCTTTGCATCGCGTAATGCTTCACGCAACAATATTATAATGCGCTCATTTGGAGCCCACTTGGTCTCAGCTACTCTAAGAGTAATAGGGGTAGTCATGTTATTTCACCCTGATACACACAATCTCAATACCGGGAGTCGTTAGACCCTTCATCGTCTTTTGAGCAACCTCGTTACACTCTTTTAGACTAACCTCGTGAGTATCTACCAAATAACTATGATCGCACATTAATGCATCAGGTGGTGCGATACACAATACAATTGCTACATACTTAGCCATCATGACTTTTCCCTCAAGTCCAAGCCTTACTATTAAAGGGTGCGCGTCGTGCATGTCGCTCACGTGCTCTTTTAGTATAACCGTAGGCGTACGAGTATGCTTCCGCGCTCGACGCGGTCAAGCACGCATACTGTAACGCGTCCTGCACGTGAGACCATGGTGTATCTTTTTCGGGGAGCGGTCTATCGGTCTCATATTTATTTTTAGGGTAACGGTACGCACCCAATAACCCTTCGACTAATAACGGACACTCATCCTCGTCAATTAATATTTTACCCTCACCCCTAACATTCCCAAGGAAGAACCCTTCCACTGCACCAACGCGTCTATCAATGTCGTTGCTTACTGCCGGAACATTAGGTAGACCCAAATGTGACAATAGGTTAAACTCATTCATCTCAAACAAACTAGACCGTGCAATACCGGCAGGGTCGCCAACAATAATGAACCTACGTCCGGCAAAGCGAGGTGTGGCGAGCGCAGGTTTAAGTTGTTCCTCAATGTGTTGACGCAGTCCCATCCCAGAAGTCGGTATCTCTTTTAGAACTAACAACTGACCTCTATGTGTGAGTTGTGTTATAACGGCTCCGGGGTTCCGCCCAAAGTCTTGACCAATAATAAGCATTCGGTCGTCCACAGGCTCAAGGCCACGACGTATATGAAAATCATAAATAAAGCTCTCTCCATATACGGCAGAGCCAGAGGGATCTTTTCCGAAATCTGCGTCCACATAACGACGAATATAATCAGGGGTACCAGTCGCGACAAGCCGCTCATAATATTTGCGTCCCTGCGCTCGACGTATTTCTAAGTTCTTTTGTATTTGTTCTGGGCTTACTCCGGGAGTAGGGTCGATAGGAAGTATAACCGTGTCAGGCGTTTGCTCTAAGTGCTCAAGGTTCTCAGCGTTAGGCTCACGCCCTCCCGGTTGCCGAAATATCTCCCACTCACGCACTTCACCCAATAGCCCACGTTTTATGAACTTAGCCCACGGTGCCATCTCGGGAGGCATATTGGTATCAGCCATTATGCCTTTCCACGTAGGCACACCCAACTCGTCGTTAGGGTATCGCCCACATCGCCCCGCGATGTCACTAATCAAGTCTATGTCGATCTCAATACACTCATTAATAAAAGCTGCCGTAAGGTTGGTACTGAGAAGGCGGCGCTTATCTTCTGGTTCGTCAAGAGGAACAAAAAGCCATTCCGAGTGAATATCACCCTCACGAAAATAAAGCGTAGATTCGGACACCCTCCAATCAGCAATAAGGGCGTATCGCGATAATACGTCCTTAAGCACAGTATCCTTAAGTTGTTTGAGAGTTTGTCGGATGATCGCATAGCGTGTGAACCTTCTTGGGTTGTTAGGACGTACAGGGTCCTGAAACGCAGGCATCTGCTGTTTCATTCTCCGAGTGAGATCGACTAGTGAGCCGGTAGTTTTGCCAGACCCAACGGGTCCACATAGTAAACGCCCGAATGATTGTGACTGCATGAACCTACTAATAGTAGGGGGCGCATTATAAATAAACGTTCTTTCAACTCCGCTATATTGATGAGGTTTCATTTTATGTAACTCGTCTGCGCTGCCGCTTGACTCATGAGCTTTTCAACTTGTCACTTATATGCACAATAGTGTGCTCGTCGATACCACCTTGTACGAAGTCATATAGATGTGACTCGGTCTCCCCCGCAAATATCCATATGTCAATCGGTAGACCAATATCCTTGCCAACGATTTTGATGAACCCATCTAACGGCTCAGCCCTGAGTTTATCAAGGTTCTGGAAGCTTAACCCAACCATCAGTATCTTTACATCATTTAGTGTGACTACACCTTTTAACATGACGGTATTACTCCAAGGGTAAAGGACGAAGGGTTGCAGTCATAGTGCGTATCTCTTGTACCTGTTCAGGGGTCAGGTCAGACATACTGTGTATCCATGTACAGACAGCGCATCGCTCACGTACAAGCACCTGCTCAATGTCAACCGCGTCAAGGCACCACGAATAGACTGTTGACTTACAGTCTATGCAAATAAATTTTATTGACTCCATTGTTTCCTCTTGACTATTCCCTCTTATTGTGGTATGTATATCATAACACAACCGACATCATTTGTCAATACACGCGTAGGTTGTATTATGGTATACTTTACACTGAGGAACTCGAAGTGTTCATTTGTGCTTCCTGCCGCAACCGCCAGTTTTTCAATCTTCCCCCATGGGAGAACTGCAAAGACTGTAACCACGTACGCGCAACCCTCACGGACAAAGTCAAGCTCGGCACTATTGCAGAGGAAGCGGCAAGAAAGCAATCTCGCGTCATAGCAGAGGCGCATGCACGTGCGGAGCAGATCATAGCAGAAATTAAGAAAATCCGTGCTAGGCACGCTAAAGAGGCGAAGGCACAGGCGGCAGATGAGGAAGCGAATAGGAGAGCGATCAAGTCATACCCTCTGAACGTGTGGGGCTTCGACCGAGAAACGTATGAAGTGTTTAGCTCATGCGATTTACTCTCAGAGTATAAAGATAAAGCGATGTGCGCTATAGAATTAGAAGAAATACTATTAGACGAATGGGATGAAAGAATTTATAATAGTTCAAGTATATTTCCTGTTTTTCAGAATAATGTACGTGAGTAGAATATCCATTTATTATTTAGAGAATGAGACTAATGTCTCGTGTATAGTTTACACATTATTCTGAAAAACAGGAAATGAACGTGGTCTTAAACTCCGGGAGTAATGGGAATGGATACGGGTATTTTTATTCGCGCTTATGTTGAAGGCAGCGTTTTTACAAGCGGCAAGGAGAGTAGGTGGGAGAGTATTGATATTGGTGATCCTAGACTTAGGGCTGATCAGTTATTGGAATGGTTAGCTAGTAAGGATTACGAGTCTATTATCCGTACTATGGTTACGGTTAAGGCTAGACTACGGGCTGAGGGGTTGGATGGTGATGATGGTACAAGCCTGTGACGGTATGAGGGTTTTTGGTACCCCAGATTTTTTGGGTTCTAGGTATTTCGTCGGTACCTAAACGCTCGCAGGCTTGCCCCCCGGCCGGTCCAACATAGGGCGGCGGGTCGGTCCTTACCCCAGGAGTATCCTCGTCGTTAGGGTAGGCGGCGCTATGGTGCGACCGTCAGATGATTGGAGGTGTTTCGGCAGTCGAATGGTCTGAGCCTAGCCACGCTCAGTGCTTGTGAGACCTGTTTTACAGCGGGTCATTGGGAAACCACGCCACAAGTGTGCAAGCAGCGAATTGCACGTAGCCTACAGCGGCAACGAGTGTGCAACGCGGCTAACGGTTCCTAGTGTGCGGCGGACTCCGCGCGCTGACTTGGCCTAAATCGGCCGAGCCTTGCCCTACTTGGCGCAGAGTTGCGCCCGTGGCTGACACCCAGACAGGCTCTTAGCGTTTCCGCGATCACGCTAACCTTGTCCCACGGAAAGGCTCTGTTGCTGGACCGTGCAAGAGGGTTACTTACAGAGTAAGTTCTGTAAGACGGTTTCAGGTTCAATGCCCAAACCTGACATGGTCATACGGGGGGCGCTAGCAACGCTCCCCGATCATGCTTTCACGTTTGCACGCTAACACGTTCACCTCTTGCCGCTTAGTGTTTTCTTAAAATTTGCGCCCTTCGATTAACTCAGGACGGTTGAAAACATACTAATGCATCAGGGACAAATTAGCGTGCAAACGTGAAAGCATCAGAACATTTTCGGAAAAACCGGAAATGTTTACCTCCGGAGTAAACAAATGTCATCATCCTCAAATCGCGCGCTCCAACAGAAAGCAGCGAAGCTTAAAATTCAGAATATTGACCGAAACGCCCATTTGCGCGACGTTCACCATGATTTCAACAAACGCGTCCAAATCACGCGTCCTTTTCATGTGCGGCACGAGCAACGCACGAGATTATTGGCTCACTGGTGATAACATGTTGTTATCACTTGATACATTTGTTATACTAAGTCATTGATATCATTGAGGAAACTTAAAATATTCTCTTAATTTTTTACTTTAAGAGCATTCGCTAACTAGCGGCAGGCAAAGAAAATTCCGCTCTAGAAAGATTAAATGA